GCCGATGATAGTGGTTTCGATTAGGTTCACCTGTTGGCTACTTGCTCGGTTCGCCCTTTGATTTATCCAAAGCCATCCAACCTACTGATAATAGGGTCAATACCGAACCAATGATTTCGGTGAGGGTAGCGGTGTCAAGGATACCTTTGGCGACGAGTGTGCCGCCGATGAAGGTGAGCAAGTGACGAAGCAGAGCGATGACGGCTGATTTCATAAGGGGGAGTTTTGGTTGGTCGGGGTTGCGGCGAAATAGGCGCATAAGGGGAAATGTTTTTATTTGGAAGGTGTTGCAAATTCTTGGTGGTCAGCAGCGTATTGCTCCTCCCATCCGCTGAACGAGTGAACGCCACAGGGTTCGGGCCATACCACAAATGCGGCCAAGGGTTCGGGGCAGGTGTCGTGGAACAAGATGTCCACGCAGACGGCTTTGTCTATCTCCCCCACCTGCACGGCGAAGTCCAGCGGTTGCAGGGATTCCGCCAAAAGTTTTTCAGCGGTGGCCCCGTCGGGGAATGCGAACTTGCGGAAGGTGGCCATGTTAGGGGGTCGTCAGCGTTGCGAGTTCTGCGTTGGTGAGGCGGGTGGTGTAGAGGGCCACGGCACGGATGCGTTGATTGGTTGCAACAGTTAAATCCGATTCCAATATGGCGACATTTACACGGGATAGGGCTTGCGTAAAAGCAAGGGTTTGAGAATTTGTTGCAACGACCGAGCCATTGATTGCTAACGCATTGCTACCCGCAACGCCATCGTAAGCGTATGCGATTTTGTTTACGCCATTCACCAAAAGGGTTGCAGCGGACGAGCCAATACTTCCATTTGTTATAGAGCCACTTGAGCGAACGATTACTTCCAACCGATGATTTGATGCGTCTATTGTAAACGCTATCCGATTATTTGTTGGAGCGCCCGATTCTGTTAGCGAAAGCACTCTTCCCGAATTGGTTCCCGAAACGGCAACGATTTCAAGATAGGCTGTTCCAGCCGTCTGCCCGATGGACCCGCTGACCGCTCCGCTCACGGAGATAACATCTGCGCTTCGGCTTCCCGTGCCTGCGGTGGTGGGGATGTAGGAGGTGGGGACAGAACTTGCTTCAAGTTGTGCGCCCCAACAAAATATCCCATTTGTATTGCCCGAAGGACCAGCCCAAGAAATGTTGCCCGAAGCATCCGTTACATAAATTCGGTATTGAAATGTGGCCGCTGCAATGGTTCCCACGGCAGTCAAGGTTGCCCGAACACGATACCAACCATTCCCATAATTCTCGCTCGTCATTGTCGCTCCTGAAGGAACCGAAAAATTCGTTCCGTTGGATGCGTTGAAGATGCAGTTTCTTGTTGCACCCCAAGCGGTTGTGCTATCAAAGGTGAGCGAGATTAAGTTGTACGGCCCTCCATCGGATTTCACAAATAAACTAAGGGTGTATGTTGTGCCGCTTGCAATCGCAAGTGAACTTCCATTAGCAATCCCGTGAAATCCGTTTGCTGTGTTTGGCACAAACTTTGTGGCAGTTACACTACCATCAGGAGAGGTTGCCGCATTTGTGTAGCCCGTTGTTAGGCCTTGTTGTAAGTGAGTAGGTGAGGAAAGGTTTTGGCTTTCAACAAAGGTATTCGTCGCCGCAGGCTCCACAAGTAGCGCAGGACACCCCGTCACGCCGCCGCTGGTGTAGTAGTCCAAGCGGGGGATTCCCGATGCCACCGATTCAATCAGTCCCGCAGAGTTGACCCGCCGTGCCGCCGTGTTGCGGGTAACGGTGAAGTCCCCGACACTACTGGTTGATGGCGCAACGGGGACGGGTATTTGCGAGTAAAGCGTTCCCGTCTTGAAACGAGCGGGGACTATCAATAAGGAAGGCGTGGGCATATTAAAAGTTGAATATCAAAGCGAATCGGGCTTGCAGGCAACCGCTGACGGCGGCTTCGGGTGCAAGGGCGTTGTCCGTCGTAGCACGGGCGTTGAAGGCATCCCACGCAAGTTCTGCGGGGGTCTTGCCCATCACCATTGAACGGGGGTAGCCGTAGCCGTAGCCTATCAGCATGGTTAGAGGAAGGTGTAACCGATGACGCTACCTACGGATGGAGTGACCGCCGTAATCTTCCCGCCGTTCCTGCCTGAAATAACTATCCCAGCGGACACGGACTTGCCGCTCAAAGCATAGGCGGTCAGCAGGTTCTCCCCTCCCGAACCTGTGAGGGTCGTGAAGGTAGCGGCGGCATTCACCACAATGAAGTCAAAGTTTGTGCCCGACACGGCTGCGTCAATGAACTGCATTGAACCGCCCTGACCGAGCATTTGTTGTAAGATTGGAGTTGGCATTGCTTGGGGTATTTAGGGTAAATGTAGGTTAGGTCGGAATTTCACAAACGGAGTGCGAGTAGGGCAGTTGGAATGACATCGTTGCCACCCACCCTGCAGTACGGTCGTCACGGCTCTCTACAAAGCGAGTAAGCGACACGCTGGTAGAAAGGGTCCACTCTTGCGTCGGGTCGTTTGTAAGGCTTGAAATGAAGTCCTGTGCGATTTGCAGTTGGTCGCTCAAAACCTCGTCTTCGTTGTCCTGCCAGCCCAGCGTCGGGCTTCCCGAAACCACGCCACCCATCGTGGCAATGGATTCCACTCGGTCAGAAAAATAGACCCCAACAGTAAGGTTGAGAGTACCCAAGTCAGTAGTCGCTGACTGCACATCCGCAAATACCAACGGATAGACGATTCGCTCACGGCTTGGGGTGCGAAGGTTGATGGTGTTGTCCGTTCCGATTGCAAGCGGGTCGCCCGTCCCGAAGGAGTTTACCTGGGGATGGGCATTTGCAAGAGCAAGGAGTGCTTGCTTTATTCGTATCCAAGACATAGGCTTGTAGTTTCAAAATGTTTTTAGAGTGCGCTCCCATAGGTTTCAGCAGTTGGAGCAGTAGGGGTCGTATGGCCATGGGCGGTCCAGTCCAGCACCACGGCGCAGGGTTCTTGCATCCAATGCCATCCCCGTGTTGTAGTTCGTGCCGTTGGGGTAGATGGTGTCCAATGCCGATGGCGGGGAGTTAAAGAGCGGATAGTTGGCCTTCTGCTCCATGAGGTAGCGGGTAATCCTTTCGGAATACCACTCGGCATCGTTCTTGACTTTGTCCGTCAAGCGGGTAATCTCGTCCATGCTCATTTGGCTGGATTCTTCGCTGGTTCTGCGGACCATTCCTTTGTTCATGTACTTAAAGGCAAGCACCATGGGCAACTCGTAGTAGAGCCATTGCACCATAGCGGGTTGGATGTAGTCCTCCAGCAGGGTGGTGTTCAGGGCCGTGGTCGTGCCGCTCACCACCTGCGTCACCATTTCGCTATAAAGAGCAGACCCAACGATAGGCTGAATCCGCATCTCTTGGACCTTCACGATGGTGGGCCGAATCTGCGTAAAGGAAACATTCTCGTTGATTACGGAGTTGTCCAGCAGGGTTTGTTCGCTGATAAAGAGTGCCTTCATGCTTTCGTGATTTTGTTGCCTTTGCGGATTACCAACTGCTGCTCCCATACATGGCGGCATTGGGGGCGGTTCACTCCGCTGGCCGTGTGATACCATCCACCTCGGCGATTCCAAACGGAGTATCCCATGATATTGGAAATGCCGTTGATGTCGTCACGGGTGTACACCTTGCCTTGGTCAGCCAAGTCCAGCATCACCTTGCAGAACTCACGGCTCGTCCGTTTGTCCTTGTTGCTGAAACCAGCGGCCCATGCGTATTTGTAGCGGACTTCAAGTACAGGCTCGGCCACTTCCTTGATGTTCTTGGGCAGGTTTTCCGAGGCGATTTGGTCCACGGCTCTTGCGATGGGGTAACGATCCTTCGTAATCAAGTAGGCGACCCGCTTGGCGACCTTGGCCTTGCTCACTCCGAACTCCTTGGCCATTTCTTCCACGGAGGCATCCCGATTCTTCTTGCGGTACCTTTCGATTTTCTCGTCCAGTTCCTTCTCCTCCTCCCCAAGTTCAGCGAAGGCTTGACGCACTTGGTCGTCTAAATCGGTGTCAAACCGCATGGGCTTGGAGTGCATGACCACATAGTCGTCTGCGCTGCTCCCAAACTTGCTTGCGACCACCTCCAAGACCTTAAATTCCTCGTCCCCCCATCCGTAGTCCTCGGTATCTTCTTCGCCCCACATAGGCTCGGAAAACGCCTGCTCTTGCACGCCGAGCAGGGTGTTCACTTCTTCGGGGGTCAAGCCGAAGCCAGCGGATAGCATTGTGCGGGCCATCTCCAAGGTGATTTTCTCTTGGGCGTAATGGCGGACGATTCGCATGAGGTTTTGATACTCACGGCCCGACAATTTCTTGATGTTGTCGTTCCCCATCATGGCGGGGGTTTGCGGTTGCTCGTCGGGTTGGGGATTGGGTCCAACCACATCGGCGGGTTGCTTTTCCAACGCAGGGAGGCCCGCTTTCTCACGGAGTTCTTCGGGGGTCATGATAGTCAGCAGGGCTTGCTCGGATAGTCGCTCGGTGATAGGTTCCACGGGGATAAGTTCCATCCCTTCAACGCCGTTGAAGGATCCAAGATAGTTGATCATCCGCTCCACCTTCCGCACTCGGTCGTTCACATAGGTCGCCTTGAATAGTTCGTACGCCTCCACCAGTTCCTGCCGTCCACCAAGTTGGCCTTCGGTCTTCACGCCGAATAGCATCGGGTTCACGACACGGTGCGAAATAAAGATTTCTTGCTGCACGGTCTTGTTGAGAATCTCGAACTGCTTGTCCATGTCGCTCGGGGTGAGCGGTTCCAAGGTCGGAGCCTTGCTAACATCGTCGTTGAAGGTCACCACAAAGCGGCCCGCATTGTCGGTCCCGCTAAACTTGCGTTTAATCTGCCGCTCAATGTCGCCCTGTTCTTCGGGTGTAGGAATCCCGTTGTTGAAGTTTATCAAGTACCCGCCCCAAAAGTTATTTTTCAGGTTGTTCACATGGAAGTTGGCAATTTGACAGTCCGCTTCAATATATGCCAACCCTCCCATGTATTCGGGGAGCGGATAGGACTTCACGCCTGCGGCATACACCCGATAGTAGAACAGTTGCTTGCCGATGCGGTTGTCTGCATCAAAGGCGGGGATTTTCTCTACATCTCCAATCTTGGGGTAGAGTTGGATCATTGCGTCGTCGTACCAATCGGCCACCTGGAACATCCGCTCGTCCTTGTCCACTCGGATTTTTTCAAAGGGGATGTGTTCCATTTTCGCAATGGTTCCCATCTTGTTCCAAGTTACCGCAACGGCAAACCCGTTGAATAGTTCAAGGTCCAGGACCAACTTCTCGGTGATGTCGTTCAAGTCGTCATGCTCACTCAACCCGTCAAAAAACTTGGCGTAGCGGGCCTGCTGCTCCACGGTCATCTTTTCCCCAGGTTGCCAGCCACCGCCCACGATGTAGTTCACCTTCCCGTTCACAATAGCGTTGTGCTTGCTGCTTCTTCGGTAGTTGTCCAGCAGATAGTAGGGGTACTCGTTGAAAGCCCCATAGGTGATGTACTTGCCCGCTTTGTTTTCAAGCATCACGGGGACCTTGTGCTCAATCCCAAGCCATTGGGTGAATGATTGTTTTATACTCATAGCGTGTGGACGGTGAAGTTGAGGGCCGAAATCGTGATAGCACCGCCATCGCTCACGGCGTTGATGTAGATGGTAAACTCGTCATTGACTGCACCTTGCAGAACGGCTTCAATCGTGACCGCATGGCCGTTGTTGTGGCCCGTGGTGATGTCAGTCATGGACTGCGGAATGATGGTTCCGTTCTTGGCAATGTAGATGATTATTTGGTTGCCGTTCCCTTGCGAGAATACCATGCTGGCAGACACCCGCAAAGCAGCACTCGTCGTCCCTGTGTAGGTGATGGCGGTGGTTGTGCGGGTAAAGTTGTAGGTAGTCAGCAGCCCCGATTTTAGCGGGGTTGTTAACTTGACGGCCTGACCTTGGGTCGGGGTGAAGTTCTTGGATTCGTCAAGGTACAGGTTCGCAACGCCCCGCTCTCGGTCCAAGGTGGCGGTATCTGCGAGGTCGTCGAATAGTCCACCCACACGGGCGGCGGTGTTCGCTCCTGCGGCGGTTTCGGTGGTGATAGTTGCGGCACTCGTCTGCAACTGCGTTCTTGTTTGTACGCTCATGCGAAAGATGGGTCAAAGGTGGAATCAAACACTCGCTCATCGGATGCCCCGAAGACGGTGTACTGGATGGAATTGGCGTAGGTGTTGAATGTGAGCGAAACTACCTGTACATACGCCAAGCCCGTTTCAACCACCGCAACGGCTGCACTAATCGTGCTACTGGTATCGTAAACCTCATACTTATACGAGCCTGTTTCAAGCGACCCCACGGCAATCTGAAATTTGTCATAGCGGTTGGTGTAGGAAGAAAGGTTGGCTGATTTCAGCAGGGTGAAGTCGGTCGTGGCGTTCTTGGCGATGTTGGTCAAGCGCAAGATGTAACGGTCCCCTGTAGAGGCCCGCTGCGTCCAAGTGACGACGATGGTGTTGGTGGTGTTGGGGGATAGGTAAATCACTCTACCCCTAAATGTAGGATGCGCCCGAATTTCACAATTTGCGCCCGATGCTTCGGTAGAGTTCGGCCCTCCGCTCGGCGGTCTTGCTGATGTCAAAGCGTTCCCGTACATCCTTGGACAACTGCATGGCCAGTCCCTTGGCGTAGTCGGGTTCGTTTACAAACTTGCGGACCGCCTTGTACCAAGCGTCTTTCTTGCCGTAGGGTATCAGCAACCCGTTGTGGCCGTGGACGATTATGTCCGTGTAGGGGATGGTTTCGGATGCGATGATAGCCTTGCCCATCCATCCCGCTTCCACGACTTTCAGTTCGCTTTTAAGGCGGTTGAACTTGGTATCACGGAGGGGGGCAATCGTGGCGTTGATGAAGTTGTAGCCTCCCACATAGGAGTAGATGTCAGCGGCTTGGATGCGTCCGTAATTCTTGTTCAGCCCACGGCAGGATAGCATCCGCTCGTAGTCATCATAGACGGCGTTCCCATCGTTCCACCCGCCAAGGTAGATTTTGTATCTCCCGTCCAGCGACTTGTCGTGGGCCAGCAGGCTGAAGGAATGCTCCACCAAGGCGATGTCCTCCTGATGCTGCGCCCCGCCAAACCATCCGATTTTGAACAGGTGCGGTTCGGGTTCAGCAGTCGTGTCGGGCAAGTACTGCTGATAGGCTTCGTAGGGTTCGTTGGGGAGGATGGTTACCTTCTTGTTGAGCAGGCGAATCTTTTGTGCGAGGTGTTCGGTCGTGGTGGTCACATGGTCAGCAAGTCGGATGTGTTCCCGTATCTGCTCGTCCAATTTCGTGGACAAATAGTGCCGATACATGATATGGCCGCTCTCCAAAACCCAATAGTCGTCAAGGTCAAGTATAACCTTCGCCCCAAACGCCGTGAGAGCCTCGTAAACCTTCCGAATTTGGTCCAGCGTACCTTGACACCAAAGACGATTGAAAAGCCACACATCAACCGTCTTTAGGTCTTCGTCCTTGACATTGGCGATATTATCGACGCAGACATAATCGAACTCCGTGTAGTTGTCACCGAGGTAGGCGTTCGGCATTTCCAATCGGTAGAAGGAACACCCCGTCGGGTGGGCGTTGTAAACGATGCAAATTCTCATGCCCAAAGGTACAAAAAAAAGGGCCACCCCTTGCGAGATGGCCCAGACCACTAAACCATGCGGGGTATGAGGCCCGCAGGTCAAAGATACTCTACGAACCGCTGATTTGTGCGGTCGCTACCGTGAATTGCGTTGACAAAACATTCAGCATCGGATTCGGCTCCATGCCCGAAAGGGTCAACTCGTAGCCGCTCCTGTCGCCAAATGCAGTCCCCGTTCCAGCGGTTCCAGCAGACACCTCCAAGCCATTGGCCGCACCGAGGAACCAGTAGCGGTCGTTGTTGTCAAGGACGATTGCGTACACGCGATTTTGAGCCAATAGGCGCAACTCATTGCGGACGGTGGTCTGCAACTTGTTGATGGTGAAGGTCAGTTCGGGCGTGTAGAAAAGCGTTCCATTCTCAACCGATGCATTCAGCGTTTCGGTCATGCTGGAGGTCGCTTTGGTCAAATCGTATTCAAACCAAGTACCTGCGAGGGTCCCCGACACGGAGCCAGTCGTATTGGCGACCGTTCCCGTTGGGTTGAAGGTTTGCACGAAGATTGTTTTGATACCGCCAACGCTGTTGCGGCATCCGAGGGCGTAGCCCGTAGTGAGAGAACAAGACATAGTGTATTTTTAGAGGGTTTTGTTATACTAAAAAAGCGGGGGGCAGTTACCCGCCCCCCTTACACTTAGGCCAATCTCCAGTCAACAACGAGGTCTGGATACGCTATGTTCACTCCAATTTTTAGGGCACACTGAAAGCGTATTTCGTCGTTATCGATTGAGGGCCAGATGGAAAACTGCTCCTCGTCGGACAAAAGGTCGGTTCCGTAGAAGAAGTTACCTAAGTAACTGCAAACCAAGCGGTTATACCCAAGCAAACCTGGGACGGCAACTACACGGACATTGGTACCAGGGTAGATGATGTCACCATCGGCCAACCCTTGGAGGTCAACTTGGTTGTACATGACGCTGGCGGTTGACTTGAACGCTCCAATCAAGGTGCGGAAAGTGTCCCAACCGCAGAAGATAACCAAATCATTCTTGGTGAGGATGGCCTGCGGGATGCGGGTGTAGATGTTGTCAAAGATGCTGATAACATTGTTTGTGGTGATACCAACCGAGGCAGACACGGCAGCGGTGTTCCCCGATACGGTTGAACCCGACGCAGCGTTGAGGATAGTCAGCAAACCTGTGACCAAGGTAGAACCTGACCAAATGGCGTTCTCCAAAGCCTCGGCGATGCGGAGGGCTTTCTGCTCGGCGAATGCTTGCTCGAATGGCACGCCGTCGTAAGTTGAACCAGCGGTCAACTGGGACTGCATCCAGTACTGCTCAAGTGAGCGAGGGCAAAGAGCCTCTTGGATTTTCAAGGGAGCAACGGTGATGGTACGCTGCGTGAAGGTTGTGTTTCCTGATGCAGCACCTGCGACATTCCATCCGCAAGCCGTTCCTGATTGGAAGGCAGCATCGGTGTCCATCAAGTTGAGGGTAGCAGCCGACTTGATACCCACCTGCTTGGTGAACAAAGATGCGGTGCGGGCCGAGAATACGGCCTTGGTGATGAGGGGGAGCCGCTGCTGCTCGGTGTAAGTAGTCAGCGGGGAAACGAATGAATAAGCCATGGCTTTGTTTTTGGGGGTTAAAGTTTATTTAGATTTTTTGAGTGATTGAATTGCTTGTGCGAGTGCGTTGAAGTTCTGCTGGGCAGCGGCCTTGCGTTGCTCCACGATAGCGGAGGCGGTTGGCTTCACGGATTCGGTTGGGAGTTCTGCGACTTTCTCGACAATATCGGTCATGGTTTCCATTTGGCTTGCAAATGCGGACATTTTCTCCTTCATCTTGCCCATCTCGGTGTAGGCGGCTTTGAGTTCCTCCATGATGCTTACGAGGTGCTTCTTGACGATTTCTTCAACCATCAATGGGTCCACCATCGGGTATCCTTCGGCGATTTCGCTGACCACTTCACCCGCAACTTCGGGGGTGATTTCAGCGGCAACGGCGACTTCTTCGGCAGGTGCTGGGGCTTCGGCTACGACAACTTCGGTGATTTTGCCACCCTCGGTTTTGATGACACCAACGCCTTCCACTTGATGCTCACCATCGGGAGCAGGCAGGGTTTCGTCTTCGGTAATGACATACACGGCAGTACCTGCAACGAGGTCGCCGTCCACTCGGACAACAGTACCATCTACCAACTTGTAGTCGGCGAAGGCTTGCTTTTGGGTTGTGAACTTGCGGAGTTCAGTCCGCAAAGTGTCAATGGCTGATTTTAAGTTCATGTTATTGGGATTTGTAGTTTGGTTGGATATGTTGCAAAAAGTTGGTCAAATCGTCTGCGAGGCCAGCGAGTGCGACCTCCAGTTCGGTTCCTGTGTTCTTCATGCCGAACAAGCCCTCCACGGAGAAACCCTTGAAGGCGTGGCGGTTCTCCCAAACTTCGTCGTTCTCAACCTTGAAGGAGCCGAACCAAGAGCCGTCGGGGGTGTCCTCGTAGCCCTTGGGGGGAAGGATGCCACGATCGGTGTCGGTGATGTAACTCTCGAACATGAACACCCCATCCAGTTCGGCGTTGTGGTAGGCGTTGACATTGTGCTGGTTGCCTTGCTTGAAGTACTTCTGCACGATCTTCCTGATCGTAGCCTTGTCAAAAACGACATAGTACTCGCCATAGGTGTCGTCCTTGCGATAGATGGGCGTGTCTGCCAGCATGAGCGGTCCAGTCAGCACCCTGCGTTCCCCCGTTTCAGCGAAGCGTTGCGGGGTCTTAGCAAAGGCTTGGAAGGGTTTTTCGATAGCGGGCATATCAACGAGGGCGACAAACTGCACGCCTTCGTCCACTTCGTCCACGGTCATTCGGTACACGGGAAGTTCCATGGTGGGATATGTAGGCGTTACCCTAATGTTGCAAATTCGGACAAGCGGCGCACCCTGCTGGTGGTTTGTTGGATGTCACGCTCAACCACATAGGCTCGCATGGGTTGGTTCTGCTGACCCTGACCCGATGACAAGTCGCCCGTTCCGAGGTTGGTTGTTTGGGGATTAGCGAAGATGGGCGGTGGGGTCATGCTTGCCCCTGCTGCTCCACCCATCACGCTTCCTCCAGGTGCGCTTCCTCCACCCCCTTGGAATTGGGTCGCTTTAATCTTGGCCACATTCGCAAGACCAGCGGCAAGGGCAAGACCTGCCTCAACGAATCGCTGACCTGGGAAGACCAATTTTGTTGGGTCCATTCCCAAGGCCGAGTTCACGGCAAGGTAAGTGCTGACAAGGGCTTGGGCGATGCTTGCGGCTTTGGACACATTGAAGGCCCGCCGTTGGGCTTCCTCGCTCTTGCCTGCACTCGCTTGGATAATGTCACCGATGACGGCGAAGGACTGCCCGACATACTGCTCACGAAGGGCGGCGAGGTCCGCTTCCCGTTGTGCTTGCCCCGCTGCTGACTTGGCATCGGCATCGTTCCGCAAACGGATATCCCGAAGATAAGCGTCACGCCTGCGGAGCATTTGGTCCTCTTGGAGTTGGTCCTGCTTCATAATGCGGTCCAGTTCCATCTCGTAGAGGGTCAGGTTCAAGTCCTCCACGAACTTGATGATGGCGTTGTTTTCTGCTTGCAGGTTCAGCAAGCGTTGCCTGGTGGCCGCTTCTTCGTCCTTGCGGCGTTGCTCCTGTCGAGCCTTGCGTTTATCGTCAGCAGCGATGAGGCTATCGGTATGCCTATCGTATGCTTGGCGGTACTGCTCCAGTTGGGCTTCCTCCCGTTGTAGGGCCATGGCTTGCTCCGCCGCCCTTTGCTTCGGGTCGGGTAGGTTCAAGAACCGACGAACCGCTGCGGTCAGTTCGTCCCACTTCGCCACAAGCAGACCAACGGCGGCAACTGCTGCACCGATACCCGTTGCAAGGAGTGCGATGCGAAATGCCTTCATCGCTCCCGTGCTGGTCCCAACCGCCACGGCGTACAATGCCTGCGCCGCCGCTTGACCTTGGGTTATCAGGATGGAATCCTTGTTCAGCAGGTTGGCTACCTGTTGCACCCCGTTGGCAAGGGCCATGGCCGCTTGGACCTTGACCAAGGACTTTTGCAGTTCTTCTTCCTCCGCTCCGAATAGTGCCGCTGCTCCTTGGGCGATTTGGAATCCCGCCGTGATGCCTTGAATAGCCCCGACGAAGGTGTCAATGGTTCGGGTGTCCGAGGCGAGGTTCTTAATCCTCTGCTGGGTGTCCCCGATTTGGTCCTTGAGCCGTCCCGCTTCTTTCTCCATCTCACGGAATGCCTTCGTCCCGTCTTGGCCTGCAAGGGCCATGTCCGCAAGGGTCTTCTGCAATTCACGCAGGCGGGTCTTTGCGCTGGTCGTGCCAGCGGCGGTGGAATCTTTAAGCCCTACTTCGAGGACTATTTCTTTGGTTACATCTGCCATATCTTAGCCTTCGGAGGGTAGTTCGGGGTTTACGGGGGGTTCGTACCCTGGGTCAACAGGGTCGGGGTCAATGGGACCGTTGAACAGGAATTCGGGGTCGCTTGCAATCGGTGTGGTCGTGGTTGCCGCAAAGTCGGTCAGGTTCAGGATGCGGCGCAAGGTTACTCGGCAGGGCTTCATCTGCCCGACCAGGTAGTCACGAATCTCCAGCAACCGCCAACGGATGCCGCCGTAGTACACGGGCTTGCGGAAGTCCAGTTGGTAGATGTCCACGGATGAGAGCAGCATCGTGAGTTCCAACTGCAATGCCTCTTGGGACACCGTTTCGTTGATGTAGTTCAGCCAGTAGGTGTTGTAAAGGTTGTTGTTCGTGTAGGCGTACGGGTTGCCACTTGCGTTCACGGCGTTGTAGTACACCAACCTTGGCTGACCGAAGGCGAGGTCCACATTCGGGGCGTACGGGTTGTCAATGTGGGATACGAAGGGCATCTTGAGTATGCCGACCGACAAGGCAACATTCCCGCTGACCCCGTATTGGTAGGCCCACTCGGTCTGTCCTTCGATGAGGTTGTATTGCGCCAATCGGTAGCCCGTTTGCAGGGGCTTGATGGTCCCGCTTGCGAGGCTTCCGTCGATGTCCCAAGTACGGCCCACGATTTTGTCGGTGCTGAAGGATGCGGGGATAAGAGTGCCGCACAAGGTTTCAACCACCTTATCTCCCTTGCCGTAAAAGTTACCCGTGTTAAAGATTCGCCCGCCGTAGCCTTCCCTTGCGAGAGGGTAGGACTGCTTATAGGTTTTGGACAGGTAATCGCCCATGTCCTTGTACTTGAAGATGATATTGGTATAGGCGTTTGGGTCGCCGTTGGTGAGGTTCTGCTCGGCGTTCTCATCGGATTTTTGCGACCAATCCACCACCGACCCGCTGGAATAGAAGTCCTTCCAAGGCTCGATGTATAGGAGTTTCGGGTCTTGGGGGTCGGGCATGAATTGCAAGTTGAACATCTTCTGCAAATCTTGCAGGAGGTCCGACTGCTTGACATCGGCAGGCAGGGCGGTCCGCATATCCAGCGTTCCGACATTACTCCAATTCTCAAGGCACTCAAATTGTATGCTGCAATTTGGTTGCTGGTCAAAACTTGCCACTTGGGAATCAACTATGAGCCTAACATTTATCCCCGCACGAATTGAAATATTTGAAAAAACCACATCTTGAAACGCATCCTTGGTAAAGATTGAGTTCCATGAGCCATCATTGTTTAATGCTGGTATGAGGGCTATATTTTGATTGTTTGTTGTATCTCTTAACGATATACCGAAAGGAAGCCTTGTCCCAGGTGCGGACC